TTATGATTATAATTAGAAAACTAGGGAATTTTAAATTCCAAAGATTACTAAGACTCTTCATATCAAGTTGGATCAATTCCAGTTTGAAATTTAGAGAAGTCTATAACTCTATTTTCCTTCTTTGCCAAGATTGATTCTTGCCAAATTTGGTCTTGTAGAGTTAGTTTTCTTTCATCAACACAAGGGGGTAGATTCATTCACTCTAATTCCCTTTTAAGATCGAAAAATCTATCAGATAGATCGACCTCAAAGGTTTTTAGACCTACAGTGGTAGCTTTATAAGTTGCTTGTGGCTTTCAAAAGTTAGCCATAACAAATCTTTCTAAGCTTCTTCCATCATCTATTTCAGGTTCTTTATGAATTTCTTCATGAAGAGCTTTGAAATAAACGGAAAATGAATCTTTTCATAATTTATCCATGAAGATTAATTCTTTACTATTTAGTTTAGAATTTAATACTCCATCTAAATTATTAAGATTTAGGCCTGAAACAATTTCTATTAATTGGGATTTCCCATTTCTAAAATTGTCAACAAGATTGCTCATCTTCTCTATGTGATTGTAAAATCCAAGAGTTAATGGTCATCTTGTTAAAAGTAAAAAATCAATATTTTTATCTTTTAAGATATTTATTTGATTAGATACTTTACGACCTAAATTCACTGCCCTTGACACCATTCCATGTGATAGAATCTCCCTTATTTTGTAAGGAATTAGTGATTCTGGTCACAAATTAAATTCATCAAGTTTAAAAAACTTTTTACCAAGATATCTTCTGATCTCTTGATAAGTAAGTAATCCAAACGAGAATCTAATTGAATGGTGAAAATCAATTAAACAGGAAATTATGGTATTTTTAGATTTTATTCTATTATTTACCTTAATTCCTGCATAAATTGATCCTAACGTATCTAGTAAATCTCAATCTTGTGAAGGAATTCTTAATTTATAATTAAAAAGATTCATATATATTACATGAATATTTTGAAAATTATTTAAGATTCCTTTCAGACTAAGACCACTTATTTCACTATTACCTTTGATTCATCTTTTAGCAAATTCATATGTATCTGATGATACATGTGTTTTGTTAATTGATATATCAACACCAAGTCTTGTCATCAAAGTTTTATATTTATTGGCAATTTTATTGTGTTTTATCACAATATCATCACCTAATATTATATAATCTTTGAAATCATTGACACCACATAAATGTGCTGCTCAATGAACAAGAAGATGGTGAGTAATAGTAAATGCTGCTCAGCTTGTATAAGCTCCCATTGGTTGTCCAACTGAATATCTATAATAG